ACTTAAGATTATTCTTAATGCCATTGGATGGAATGTTGAGAAGAAAGCAACTTTGGAGGCATTTTTTTCCTAATGCAATTACCTATAACCGAAAAAGATCTGGATACAATTATCAATGCTCTTTCTTTAGGTGGAGATACTAGACTCTATTTTCTACTAAAGAATGTTCGTGATAATAATAATCTACAGAAAGATAAATTTGATATGGCTGAGTGTGACATCTAATGTTTTTTGAAAAAGTGAGTCTCGTTACTGGTGGTTTTGATCCTATACATAGTGGACATATATCATACTTTAAACGAGCAAAAGATTTATCTAATTACCTTGTAGTTGGATTAAATACTGAGGAATGGTTGACTCGTAAGAAAGGTCAGTACTTTCAATCTTGGAAAGAACGTGCAGAAATCATTCGCCATTTAGATATGGTGGATGCAGTTATATCTTATGATGATTCTGATGAATCTTCTTGTGAAGGTATTGCTAAATGTTTAGACATTGCACAGACTGTTATTTTCTGTAATGGTGGTGATAGGGGTAAGACAAATACTCCCGAACTTGTCAAATATGGAAATGATGCTAGAGTAGAGTTTAAGTTTGGTATTGGTGGGGATGATAAGAAGAATAGTAGTTCATGGATACTAAAGAAATGGAATATGTTATAATACTATCATTAATACTTCTTGAGGAGTTTGTCAAGAGATCTTTAATAGGAATATACTATCTCTGGCAAAAATTTGATTACTGGAACTTTAATCGCAAACTACCTAAATCATGACTGAATTGAAAGACTGGTTGAATTCAATCAACCAAAATAAGAATAATATTTATGAAGAGGATCCAGATGTAAAGTATCCTGCATACATTATTAACCGTTGTATGTCAGGACATTTAGATACAGTTATGTTTGCGAATGAGATGAATCTCAATTCCCATCTAGACAGTGATATGCAATATTCGTTTTATCTAAATAGTGTGAGGAAGCGTAGGAGATTCTCTCCTTGGCTCCGCAAAGATGAGATTAAAGATCTTGATTGTGTGAAACGTTATTATGGATATAGTAACGAAAAGGCAAAACAGGCTCTAAGAATCCTAACCAAAGAACAACTTAATTTTATAAAATCTACATTTGAAACTGGAGGAAAACAATGATTGCCGAGCCCGAGGTTAAGTGGTCTGCTGACCAAATGATCGAAGTCACATTAAATGAACCTGATGACTTCTTAAAAGTACGAGAAACTCTCACAAGAATTGGGGTAGCATCCCGAAAGGAAAAGAAGATATATCAATCATGCCATATCCTGCATAAGCAAGGAAGATATTATATTGTTCACTTTAAAGAATTATTTGCATTAGATGGCAAACATGCTAATCTAACTCAGAATGATGTTCAACGTCGTAATCGTATCATTCAATTATTATCTGATTGGGGTCTTATAACTGTTCTTAATGCAGATAAGATTACTGACATTGCTCCTTTAAATCAGATTAAAGTATTAGCATATAAAGAAAAGGGTGAATGGATTTTAGAAACCAAGTATAATATAGGTAAGAAGAAAAAAGTTGAGGAACCAGCATAACCTATGAAAAGTCCTTGGATTCATAAGAACGGTCAAAGTAAACTTGACAAACGTTCAAAGCAGCATCAGAGTCAAGCGAAGAAGAATGCTATTCGCAAAAAAAGTAAGTAGTATCGAAAAATCCGTATAGAAAAAGTCGGGTCTCAACACTGACTTTTTTTGCTGTTTATGGTTAAATAGTAGTGTACGCTTCGGGTACACAATTTACACTCGCTTTTAAAGGAGAACCATGAACACACTAGCAAGATATCACGCTGCCAATCTTCCAGAACTAATGGAGAAAATCCATAAGAATGGAATCGGATTAGACGATTACCTTAATCGTTTTTGGGAATCGGATGTTACTTCCAATTATCCACCATACAATTTGATACAATTAAATAATCATGAGTCAAAATTGGAAATCGCATTGGCAGGGTTCAAGGAAGATGAACTCAAAGTCTATACAGAGTTTGGAAAATTATATATCGAAGGCAAAAAAGAAGAATCAGAAGTTGATGGAACGTTTATCCATAAAGGATTGGCCAAACGTTCATTTGAACGAGTTTGGACGGTCACAGACGATACGGAGGTTGGATCCGTCAAGTTTGAAGATGGACTCCTCACCGTGGAGTTAAAGAAGATAGTTCCAGAACATCATGCAAGAAAAGAATATTTGTGATATAATATTCTTATAGTTATGATTACATGATGGATTATAAAACATCTGGTGTTGACATTGAAGCAGGAGATGCTTTTGTTGAAAAATTGAAAAAGCAAGCACCTACCATTGGTGGTTTTGGTGGTATGTACAAGGTTCCTCATGGTTATGAGGAACCTATTTTAGTATCTGGTACTGATGGAGTAGGAACTAAAATTAATATATGCAGAGTTGCTAATGACTAGACAACTATAGGTATTGATCTTGTTGCCATGTGTGTCAACGATGTAATCACCTGTGGTGCTAAACCATTATATTTCTTAGATTATATTTCAACACAAAAATTAGATCAAAATGTAGAAGATATAATAGATGGAATAGTTGAGGGTTGTAAGATAGCTGATGTAGAACTTATAGGTGGAGAAACAGCAGAACATTTTAGACAGAGAGAATATGATCTTGCTGGTTTCTGTACAGGTATTGTTGAAAAATCTGAAATAATAGATGGTAGTTTAGTACGTGAAAGTGATGTGATTATTGGTATAGAAAGTAGTGGGTTACATAGTAATGGATATACATTAATTAATGATATGCTATGGAGGCATAAATTAAGGTATGATGATACACCTGAACTACTTAATACTACTCACATTTATTCTCCTTTGATTCAATATTTGTTAGATGAGTTTCCTATCATGGGTATGGCACATATCACTGGTGGTGGTATTCCAGAAAATCTTCCTAGATGTATTCCTGATGGATTAAAAGCAAGAGTTGATTATAATTCTTGGAAAATGCCAAAATTGTTTAGTAAGATTATGTTGGCAGGTGAAATTCCTGAAGAGGAAATGAAAAATGTTTTTAATCTTGGTATTGGATATTGTGTAGTTGTTCCTGCAAATGTAGCAACAGATGTTCAGTTAAGAATAGAAGGACATGGTTTAAAATCTTGGATTATAGGAGAAGTGACACACTGATATGAAAATTATTGATGATTATCTATCTGAAGATCAATTTAAACAAATTCAAGATATGATGATGGGTAATATGTTTCCTTGGTACTATAATGATAATATGGTAAATGAATATGATGGAAAATATACATTTATTCATGGATTTTATGATACTGATAATGGTGTTAATAGTGGTTTCATTGATGTATTATATCCTTTAATAGATAATTTAAAATTGAATAAAAATAATTTAAAAAGAATTAAAGCAAATTTAAATTTAAAAACTTCATCTAATGATAAGACTGGTTGGCATATAGATCGCTGTGATTCTTCCACTACTTCTATATTTTATCTCAATTCTAATAATGGATGGACACAATTTAAGAATGGTGGTAAAGTAGAGAGTGTATCTAATCGTATGGTTATTTTTGATTCTGAATTAGAACATACAGGAGTAACTTGTACTGATCAAAATCGAAGAGTTATGATAAATTTTAATTATGACTAAGAATACACGGTCACGGGTTGCAGTCTTGGGTAATCAGTGATATAATTAGTAAGTAAACGTATCTAAAATGTCTATAAAATTAACCCTGTTAAGATCAGGAGAAACATTAATATCTGAGATGAAAGAATTAGTTGCGGATGAAAATCAAAAAGCACCTAATGCATATCTTCTTGAGAATCCTCATACAGTAACTACTAGAGAGAAATCTTTTTTAACTGAAGAGGAGAAGGAAAAGGGTGATTTTGGTATTGATGTTATTTTAAAACCTTGGATTATTCTTTCTTCCGATAAGAGTGTGATCTTACCTACAGACACTGTTCTTACTATTGTAGAACCATTACCATCAGTAAGACAGATGTATATAGATAAAAGTGAAGCATTTAAGATAAAGGAGGAGACCAATGAGTGAACAATCAATTAAGTGTATCTTAATGGATGTTGATAACGTTGTTATTGCTGAAGTAATTGAGGTGGATGCTGAGATCGGTGATCCTAATTGCAAATTAATTAAACCATATCTATTCAAGGATATTGATGATATGACACCTTGGAAATCTGATGTTACTAATCAGACTGAATTTATGATAAGATCAGAAGACATACTTACAATTGCAGATCCTACTGGTGCAGTTATCGATAAGTACATTGATCTAATTAAATAATGAGATTCTACACAAACGTCCAGATGGTTGGAGACAACTTCTTAGTTCGTGGTTATGAAAATGGAAGACATTTTGCCACCAGAGAGAAGTTTTATCCAACTCTTTTTGTTAATACAAAACAGAAGACTAAGTACAAAACTCTTAATGGTGAGTACGTAGAAGCTATTGAACCTGGTACTGTACGTGAGAGTAGAGATTTTATAAAGAAGTATGATGGTGTAGAGAATTTTAATATTTACGGTAATGAAAGATTCATCTATCAATATATTTCTGACAAGTATCCAGAAGATGAAATAAAGTTTGATGTAGGTAAGATTAAAATAACTACAATTGATATTGAGGTTGCATCAGAGAATGGTTTCCCTGATGTAGAATCTGCTGCAGAGGAGATACTTCTTATTACTCTACAGGATTATAATACAAAGCAGATTAGAACATGGGGTTTAGGTCCATTTAATAATAAGCAAGAGAATGGACCTAAACCCCATGTTCTAATCTGCTTTGTATTATAATCCTGTAGAGTAATAAGTAATATTTCTTCTGCGGCAGATTCTACATCAGGGAATCCATTCTCTGATGCCACCTCAATATCAATTGTAGTTATCTTAATCTGACTTGTATCAAACTTAATCTCATCCTCTGGATACTTCTCAGAAATATACTGGTAAATAAATCTCTCATTACCATATATCCTAAAGTTCTCTACTCCATCATACTTCTTTATAAACTCACGACAATCCCTTACTGATCCAGGCTCAATTGCCTCAACAGTATCACCAGTTAAAGTTTTATACTTACTCTTCTTTTTTGAATCGACAAAAAGGGTTGGATAAAACTTCTCACGGGTTGCGAAGTGTTTTCCATCCTCGTAACCACGTACCAAGAAGTTGTCTCCAACCATTTGGACATTGGTATAGAATCGCATTATGCAGTTAGTTCAAGATATTTTTCAACTACTTCTGGTGTTGGATCTGCAATAGTTAGAATTTCATCTGCTCTAATCATATATTCTTTTTGAGCAGTAGCAATTCCTAACCAAGGTTTCATACTCTCATCTTCACTAAAAAGATAAGGATTAACTAGTTTACAATTAGGATCTCCTATCTGTGCATCTAATTCTATAACCTCAGTAATTAATACTGTATCAACATTAATAAGAACACATTTTACAACTTTGTCTTCCATTACTCATTCTCCTGTGCTTGAATATTTAGAGATGCATTACACTTATCAATATACATTTGTGCAACCTGATCAAGTGGGTCTACTATTGTAACAACCCAATCCTTAGGAACTGCCATTTTGTTATCTTTCGACAAAACTATCCAAGGAGATAATACTACATCCAATTCAAAATCAT